GCAGCACCAGTGTCGCAGCGCCAGGACCTGCGAGGTAGGGCGCGAGGGCGACGGGGTCCACCTGTGCGATCACTGTGCCTCCACGGCCCGCAGACAGGGCCCAGCGACACGCTATCACGTGCTGCTCTGATCGGCTCTGTCTCGACGATCAGACCCCGCGCAGCTCCCAGTGTGCGCCGTCGCGCAGCGCCCAGTCGCCGCCCCACACGAGCTCGACGCCTACAGGCACACGACCCTCTGCCGCCATGGCCATCCACTCGGCGCGGACGTGTGGCACGATCGCCTCGATCGGCCCCCAGTCGGCCGGCGAGGGTCGGCCCGCGACGATCGGGATGACGTCGATCGCCTGCGACGGCGATGTGTTGTGGCGGCTCTGCCCCGGTTTGGCATTGGTGACGCGGGGCCCAGGTGTCGTCCTACCCCGCGCGTAGAGCGCCGCCTGCTCAGCGTGCGACCGGTGGCCGTAGACGACGGTCAGGTCGTAAGGCAGCCCCTGCCGCACGATCACGCGCTGCCAGAGCTCGACCAGGAGCGGGTGACAGGTCAGCAGCCGCGACGTCGACGTCGCGCCCCACCGATAGGCCGTCACTGGTCCGCCTGCCGAGCTACGCGCAGCTCAGCGACTGCCTCAGTCAGATCGGCTGCGACGGCGACGGCCTCGGCCGCCAGCGTCGCGATCTCGCGTGGGGTGTACCCACCGACTGAGTAGGCCAGCGCCCGCGCGGCCAGCCGCGCCAGGCCGATCAGCGCCGCGCGGACCTCTGCCCGTGCCTCGATTTTTGAGTCTGTCATGCGCCGTCTCCGACGTGGTAGCCGGCATATCCGGCGGGTGATGGGGTCTGCCCGTGCCAGCGGAGCGCGCCCTCGAGCATCGCGACCGCGTCCAGCTGCAGCCCGACCGGCGCCGATCCTGCGACCAGGTACGCGACCAGGTCGGCCGCCTCCTGCACCGCCTCGATCGACGCCTCAGGCCAGCCCACACGCAGGGGCCCGCCGTACGTGCGCTCGCCCTGCCGCAGCCGCGCCATGACCAGATCGCGCGCCACCGGCGACAGCGATCGGGGCAGGTGCAGCGCGACCGGGTCCGCGCCAGTCAGGCAGGGCCCGCAGTCGTGGTGGGCCAGGTCGGTCACGGGAGCACGAGCTCGCCGGCCGCGGCTGCCGCCTGCAGGACGGTCTGGACGTCGACCGCGATCTGGTCAGACTGCGCCGGGCCGGTCACGAGCGCGGCCGCCTCGGCGACGGTCAGCCTGACCACCACAGAGACGGTCCCGTCGGGCTCTGGGTGTGGGATCTGCCACTCGTATGCAGCGGTCATCAAAGACTCCCATCGATTTTGCGGAGGAGCCGCAGCTTTAGCAGCCGGACGTTACTGCCGCTCGTGGCAGACCCGTCGTGATAGAGCCAGCATTTCGCACGTGCCGAGATCGACGTCGCGAACCACGATGCTGACGTCGTGACGTCCGCGCCGGGTGCGGTCATCGCCGTGCTCGTCGCCTGCACCCGCACGCGCTGCCCAGTCTGAGGATCGCCGAAGTCAGTCGCGCCCGGTCGGATATGGATATCGTGCCGGCGGCTATCTGCGATCGTGACCTGGACCCCGCAGGTGTATGCCCGCGTCGCGCCAGCCGTTAGCGTCTGGATCGCTTGATCCGCAAACGATGTGATGTAGCTCGCCGCGCGAACCGACATATTGCCCGACGTATTGATTACCCGTGCGCCGGTGCCAGGTGTGCTAACCGCTGTCGTGGTGTTGGTATTGAGATTGCAGTGATGCCCGAACGCGCCAACCCCGCTCGGCTCGTCACCACCGAAAATGGCCTCCATCATCCATGCATCGCGCCGCGAACCCCCACGCAGCGAATCCCAGCCCACGGGCCAGACGCCGATCGTCGGCTGCACCGTGATCGCGCTATTGACGAGCGTCAGCCCTTGACCCGACGGGCTTAGCGACAGGGTCCGCCCATCGGTCACGTTGTTGTAAATGTATGCCCTCGGAGTGACCCCATCAGCCCTATAGAGCACATGCTGCCATGCGCTCGTAGAGGCCGTCGCATCAGTCGACGACAGCGCAGTCCAGTTCGAGTCCGTGAAATCGATGGAATCGACCACCGTCCACCCACCGACCGTCGCCCCCCGCCGGACTGCCACAGTGACGACCGAATAGCCCTTGGCGCTCAAGCTGTCCGTGACCGTCAGCAAAAACGCATAGGTCACGCCGTCACTAAGCCCGGTAACCGACCACGGCCCGAGGCCTGACCCGCCGATTATGACGCCCGACCCGCCCAGCTCTGTCACCGCATACGTGTAGGGCCCAGTGCCGCCCGACGGCGCGCCCCAGGTCCCGATCGTCGCCGACGTCGAGCCGGCCGCCAGAGTCTGCGCCGCCGGGGCAGTCCCTGGGGTGATCGTGGCCGACGTCGCGCCGACCGTCGCGACACCCTGCACAGTCACCGACGAGCTCGCCGCGTCTGTCACGGTGCGACTGAGGATCACGGTCTGCCCGTTGACGAGGCCCGAGATCGTCGTCGCTCCAGCGCCGGCCCCAGACGTCGACAGGGTTGCCGTCGTCGAGGCCGCCTGCGAGTCGTACACCACAGACGCGGCGCCATAGGTGTAGGGGGCCGTGCCGCCCGTCGGGGTCGCCCACGTGACCGTCGCCGACGTCGTGCCAGACGACACCGCCGCAGCCGCGGGGACTGCCCAGGACAGCGCAGGGGCCGGCGACACGGCGAGGTAGTACGTGGCCGAAGTCGCGGTCTGCGAGTCAGCCGTCCGCGTCGCGGTCAGTGTGACCGTGATCTCGACGCCATCACTGACAGGCAGGACCCAGGGCCCGAGACCTGACCCAGAGGACGGCGTGACACTCGCGCCAGTGTTGACGTTACGCGCCGTGAGGCTGTACGTCACGCCGGCCGGTGCGCCGGGGTGTGTCCACGTGAGGCTTTTGGTGGTCGTGCCCGCAGCCTCGGCCGCGCCCTGCGCCGGTGACGTCGGCGCGGTGAGGGCGGGCAGAGCACCGCTAGACACTGACAGAGGCACAAAAGACGGCGCCATCGGTCACCCCACCCGAGCGAGCACGAGATCGACGGTCCCGCCTGCAGGGCCGGACACGTAGACACTGCCGCCGCCTGGGGTCAGCTGCAGCTCGAGGCCGGTGCCGGCACCGATCCGCAGCGCCTGCGCCGACTGCGCCGCGTCGTCCGTCCCAGTGCTCGCGACCGCGCCGTCGCCGGCCACGCCCGACGAGTCACGGATCGAGAGCAGGACCACCCGACACCACTGAGGCAGGATGATCTGCCGGACGTTTCCGGCGCTTGCGGGCAGAGAGGCCCGACGTGTTGCGAAACCCGACCCCCGAGTCACTGCACTGTAGTCAGTCGCTGCCACTGGTCACCTCTCTGCCCCGCGCTCGAGGACTCCCCAGGACAGGGCGGGGACTGCCCTGGGGTGTAGTCAGTCGATCAGGCCGTCGTTTTGAGCAGGTAGTGCACGACGACCTTTTGGCCGGCGCTGGGGGCGGTCCCCATCACGAGACGGTCGACGCCGCCGGTGCCAGCACCCGCAGAGATCGAGTAGTCGGCGGGCGCCTGCACTGCGCCAGCGACAGCCACCATGACAGCAGCGACACCCGCGGACGGAAGATCAAAATTGACGACCGCGCCGTTGCCAGTGCCGACGAGGGCCGGCTCGAGGCTGCCGAGCCGCACTGTCGACGGGGGGCAGGACCGGGAGATCAGCAGCCAGCCGCCGACAGAGTCAGACCAGACGTACTGACGGACCTCGCCGGCCAGGAGGGTCACCGCGGCGGTCGACAGGGTGAGCTTGAGGGGGCTGCCACTGGTCGCGCCCTCGCCGATCTCGAGACCGCTGGTCTGTGCGCGAATCGCGCAGCTTGCGCCGCTGCTTTTGATGGTGACGATATAGTCATCGCCGACAACTTTGGGGAGATTGAGCTGCACACTGGGGGCGAGGACCAGGACAGTCCCGCCGCGGATCTCGCGGATGGTAGCAGCGCGGGTAGCGCCTACGGTGATGGTGCGCATCTGTGACTCCTGCCCGCGGGCCGCGCGCGGGACTGGGTGAGGGACGGCCGGTCAGTCGTCTGTGTCGGGGCTGCCACCGACAGCAGTGTGGAGCAGGTGCCGCGCGCGCGCCCGCTGCGCCGGTGAGGCTGACGCGGAGGCGAGGACGTGATCGGCGTGCAGGCGGGCGCGGGCAGAGAGCAGCAGGTGTAGACGGTCAGGGGTGAGGGTGTAGACGAGCTCCGGGTCGCCGGAGCACTGCCAGCCCTCGCAGATCAGCTCTGCGAGGGCGACTGAGGGACGGTATCGGCGACAGTCGCGACCGGGGTCCGCGTCCGCAGCCATGAAAACGCCGCCTCGATCTCGGCCGGCGACGGGTCAGCCCCGGCCTCGGCGCACTGCCCGAGCCACTCCTGCGACTCGTCGAGTAGGGCCTCGACGGTGCTGGGTGCGACCGGGCGATCGAGGCCGCCCGCGCGCTGACAGCGCACGACGAGCGCACTGACAGCCAGAGGGCGACGGGCTGCCGCCTGCGAGAGCAGGTCGAGGCCCAGGATACCAGGGGTGAACAGAGGCATGGTCGGCTCCTATCGTGGGATCAGTGATCAGGTCGCGGCGGTGAGCTGCCACTCCGACTGGGTAGTCGAGCGGAGAGTCACCGAAAACAGAGAGGGGCTGCCCTCGGCCATCGTCTTGCTGACGAGCATGCAGTCGTCCAGCTTGTAGGACGGTTTTCCAGCCCCGGTGCCCAGCGGGTAGTACACCATATCGACAGTCGCGCGGCCATCAGTGCGGGTCGTGGTCGAGGACCACACGCCCGAGAGCGCCGACGCGCTCGAGTCCGACGTATTGCGCATCCAGCGCAGCACGCAGTCGGGGGAGCTCGCGCTGTTATTGAGCTCTTTCACGTAGATCGTGAACGTCATTTCAGCCAGGCCAACCGACTCCTCGAGCACCCCTTCACCGTTCGCGATCGGGCTGCCGCGATCCAGCACCTCGAGGATCGACACCTCGCCTGGGGTGTACTCGACGTCGCCCTCCATCGGGCTGACCAGCAAAGTGTTTGGGGTGCCGCCCCCATCGGAGAAGTAGAGTCGGGCGCTCTTGTTGGTCGCGACATTTGCCATGGTGCCTCCAGGAGAACTCAGGTGTAGGACGGGAGATCCAGCCCGAGCGCCGCGTACCAGCGGACGGACAGCAGGGCCGCGCCTGCAGTGTAGCGCACGCGCTCGATCTGCGCAGCCGTCGCCAGCGTCCCGTTGCTCGCGGTCGGCAGTGTCGGATCGACCAGATCGATCACGTCGCCAGGCAGTAGGTCGGCCGCGGTCTCGGCGTCGACCACGAGCTCGACCGCCGCAGACGGTCGGCAGGCCCGCCGGATCGTGTCCTGTGCGATCGCGACTGCAGTCACCGGGTCAGCGGTGCACGGGCAGTCGATCGTGACCGCGCGGGGGCTGCCAGGCGGTGCCAGCTGCGCCGCACGGCGGGCCCACTGGTCGAGTAGCACCTCCGGCCCGTCGTGTGTCTCGCGCCGCCCGGCCAGAGTCACCGACCGCCGGTAGTCACCTGACCGCGCATCGACGGCATACCGCACAGTGACGCGCGAAGTCAGCGCCAGCTGCGCGCCGACCACGGGACCTACCCTCTCACAGTCGAGGCCGACCTCGAGACGCCGCCCGGCCGACTCACGCGACCAGCTCGACAGGTGCGGCCACAGGTAGAGGCCGGCCGGCCCGACTGAGATCGAGACCGGCAGATACGGCAGCACCTGCGAGCTCAGCCACGCCCACGCCCCAGCCGGGCTGTAGACCGCCGTGTCGATCTGATAGGCCCGCAGAGCCGACAGTCTGGGGATCTGCCGGCGGTCGAGTCTCAGGGTCGAGCGATCCAGCGCCCAGCGGATCACGTGGTCAGCGCGCCGCAGGGGACCGTCGCCGTAGGGGTCACGGATACCTGCGCCAGACGGTAGGCAGATCCACGACTCCGCATCCTCGCCCGGTATATCCAGCGCCGACCCCGGCGAGATCAGCGACACGACGCGTCCCTCTCTGTCATGCCCGACCTCGACAGTGCACGTCTCGATCGTCGGGGCCCCGGTCTGATCGATGGATACGCGCTGCACTGTCGCGGCGTCGATCCGCCCCGCCGACACGATCAGCCGATGATCGGACAGGACTGTCGCGCTATCGCTGGTCTCGCACAGCAGCGCCGGGGCTGCAGGTGCCGCCGTGGTGATCAGCCCGACACCAGTCACCCGATACGGGATCGCCTGACCAGGTCGACCGATCAGCACAGGATAGCTCGCGCCCTCGATCTGAGGCTGCGAGGCCGGCGACCCGACGAACGCCGGCTCAAGATCTGCCGCCCGCTGTGCGTCCGTCCGCGGCCAGGTCTGAGGCCGGACCGTCGCGCCTGGGTCGAGGATCTGCCCGCGATCGTCGAGGGGATCGTCGCGCAGTGTCGCCGACAGTGTGAGGCCGTCCGCGGTGATCTCGTCGAGCCAGCCGCGCGCGATCAGCGTGCGGTCACTGATCGACACCTCGTCGCCGATCGGCGTGGCGAGATGCAGCTCAGCGATTCCGATCAGATCCCAGGGCAGGACCTCGAGCGTCGACAGGCTGACGCGGATCTGCCGGGGGGCGGACTCGTCGCCGGTGGACAGCAGCAGATCGATCTCGGTCTCTACCGACAGACCAGGCAGCGCGTCGATCGTGGCGCGCGTGGGGTGCGACACGACGAGCGCGTCGCCGTCCGTGAGGCAGATCAGCCCTGCAGACGTGTCGGCGACGAGGATTAGGGCAGACGTCACGGCTCCTCCTCGAGCTCGATCTCACTCACCCGCACGACCTCGTGCCCGGCCTCCTGCCCCCAGACCTGCTCTGTCTGGGGTGTGCCCTGCAGCGTCACCAGCGCGCAGCGGTCGCGCCCGAGGCAGAGCACAGTCTCAGCCGACGCGGCGCCCTGGGTGTGATCGACGCGTGGCAGGTATACCAGCTGCGACAGACCGCCACCTGCGACCTCAGTCAGCGCGTCGATCGCCGACAGGTCACCGGCTACCACCTGCGCCGCGCCGCCCGCGGCGGTGTAGCTGGGGGCTGCCAGGCCGCGCCGAGAGACCACGCCCTCGACCCAGGACACGCGCCACCGACGCCGCGTCGGCGCCAGACGCCGAGACCGGGTCAGGCCGGGGACCTGCACAGTCTCACCCTGCACCTCGCGGGTCTCGACGCGCCCGTAGCTGGGGCGCTGCCCGAGCACGTGGGCCGTGCCGATCACAGCGCGGCCGATCCGGAACGTACCCGATACCGTCGACTGCGAGGGCAGGTAGATCGACCACCGGCTGTATCCGGTGACGTGTCCCAGCCGCACAGCCGCGCCCTGAGTCAGCAGGATCGTCGCGGTGCCACTGACAGGCTCAGCCCCGGTCACGCCCTCCAGGCGCAGCGTAGCGGTCGCCGACGCGCCTGCAGACCAGGTGCCGCCGACCGCATCGGCGATCACGCGTCGATAGGTCCCGTCGAGGATCACAGTCGCGCCCCGCAGGTCCTGCCACCGCTGCAGGGGCCGGGCAGTCCCGCCGACCGCGGCGCGGATCGTGTCGCCCGACCGCGTGTACGCCAGACCAGTCAGCCCGAGATCGAGCTGCGCGACGGTCACCCACGCAGCGCCGGTCCAGCCCTCGAGGGCAGCCTCGCGAAAATTGCACCCGAAAAGCGCCAGGCCGACGCTGTGCCCGCCGGGGTGGTGTGCCAGCGTGCCAGCCGGCGCCCAGACGATCCGCTGCGCTGTCGTGCCGGCCGACTCCCACCGCTCGACGATCGGCCGCGTGGTGACGTGGTCGGCCGCGTGCCGATCGTCCACCGCGATCGTCCACCGCTCGCCCCGCAGACCAGGCCCGCCCGCCGCGTGTACGTATAGACCCTCAAAAAGAGGCAGCCGCGCAGACGGGTCAGGCAGCAGAGCGCCGGGGAGGGACTGCCAGGCGCCCTCGAGTAGACGCCCAGAGGCAGGGGTATCAGTCACAGCGTCGAGCGCGCCGTAGCCGGCATCCTCGGTGTAGCTGACCCTGTGCCACTTAGACGTGCCCCACGTCGCGCCGCCCGGCGTCGCGTGTCCCCAGTCGATCCGATACGTCGCCGCGCCAGCCACGCCGATCGCCCCATACGCGACGAGATGCCAGGTTCTTTGGTCATTCCGGCGCACATGCAGCGACGCACGCAGACCCTGCACTGCGATCCTCACGTGGTAGCGGTGACCACTGCCACCCGACAGTGTGTGATCTGACCCGATCGCGGCGGCTGCGACGTTGTCCCAGAGTCTGATTTTTGTCGGCGATAACCGCGCCTCGACGTCGGCGGTCCCAACCCGCACCCGGATATAGGTCAGTCGCGCGTCGACCGACCCCGCAAACTCACTGACTTCCGCGTGACAGATCACGCCGAGCGCCAGTGTCGCCGCGCCAGATAGGGTCCGGTAGTACTGCGACTGAGTCGAGGCCGGCAGAGTCAGCGCCGGTGCGCCACTGGTCGCCAGCGTGCCAGCCGTGCCAGCCAGCGTCCAGCCCAGGAGCGTCGGCAGCTCCCACGGCACCCAGTCGACCAGCCACGCCCGCAGCTCGTGAGGGTAGTCGCCAGCGACGCGGGGCTGACAGAGCTGCTGCCAGCCGCCCGACTCCCAGATCAGCAGCTGCTGCGCTGTCCAGGCGGTGCGCGCGGTGTCAGTCGCCGCCCAGACCACCTGGTCTCGCACTGGGGCACAGACACAGCGCGTCGGCAGCCCCACCGGGTCGGCATAGGGGTACGTCTCGACCAGCCGCCAGGTCGCGCCGCCGTCACGACTCGCGGTCAGGCGGATCGCCGACGAGCTCGTCGAGGCCGCGGCATACCAGAGCACGCCCTGCGCGTCGCTCCAGCCCGCGACCCACTTAGGCGCGCTCGCCGCCGTGCCGAGCGTGATCAGCGTCTCGACGTCGGCCTCTGAGATCGGCAGGTACGGGCTGCCGAGACGGCGCAGCACGAGGCTATCGCCCGCCGACGTCTCCACCGACGCGATCGTGTACCCACCGGCCCGCGGGTCTGCGAGGATCTTAGGCGGCGACGGATCGGGTCCAGCCGGTGCGCCGTCGCCGTACCACTCGACCAGCGACCAGCTCGCGCCCGAGTCCGAGGACGCGTACTGCGCCCAGCCAGGAGTCGGGGTCTGCCCGTCACCGTAGGGCACAGTCAGGATCACGAGGGCAGTATCCCTGACCCGGTCATACCCCAGCGCCAGCCCCGTAGGGGTCAGCAGTGACCCGATCGCCGTGTCGACCGCCTGCAGGCTCCCGCTGCGCCAGGTCAGCCCGTGGTCGTCTGACCAGTAGCTGATCAGCGACAGATCAGCGCCGACCACCCGACCGACGCCGACCACGAGCAGCCGGCCCGACCGCAGCCGCACGACGCCACAGACCGGGGCGATATTGGGGGCTGCTGCATCAGACGTAACGAAAACAGTGTCGTCGGCGATCGTTACCGCCGATGCCGCCCATCCGTGCGACTTGGTATCCCACCGTCGACAGCGGATCTGCGTATTGGTCGCCCAAACGAAAAGGGCGTATCCGTCATCTGTCTCGACGCCGTCCGCATTGTGTACGCCGTCCTGTCCCTTATCCAGAATGGCGGCGCCGACGTGCTCAATCACTTGGGGCTGAGACCACCCATAAAAGACATAGTCACCATTTTCGCGCAGCCCCGCCACGACGTCCAGCGACTCGCCGGGCATACCGGCGCGCGACACGACGATCGCCTGCCCGGTCTCCTGTGTGCCAGTCGTGACCGGCCGCAGGTCAGGACCCCGCGTGCCGAGCGTCGGCGACGTGCCCGTCGCCGTCTGCTGCCACTCAGGCCGGCCTGCACACGGGGCCGCCAGGGTGTAGGTCGAATCGGACGCGCCGCCGCCGACCGCGACGAGGGTGTCGCCGCTGATCAGCGGGTCGGGCTGCAGGATCACAGTCAGCCAGGGCTGGGGGAGCTCGGCCACTGGTCACCTCCGCGCGTAGGGGCTGCGCCGCCCTGTGCTATCACGCCCCAGCCCCGACCGTCCGATCTCGCGCGTGACTGCACGGGACAGCCCCAGAGCGACCGGACCGTCGCGGACGTCGAGCAGCACGGTCACAGACCCAGCCGCGCCACCGCCGCCAGTCTGCGCCGCCAGACCCTCACGTGACCGCGCCGCGACCACGTAGTCGCCGGGGCTGACGCGCGCGCCGAGAGGCCCGACGCGGACGGGTCCAGGGGTGTCGCCGAACGTCCTGGTATCGGCGCGTCCACCAGTCGTGATCTCCCTCAGTACGTCGCGCAGTAGGTCACGAATCGCCGTGCCAGAGCGGCGCCACGCCTCGACAATACCCTTCCCCAGCGCCTTTACGATATCGGGCAGTGCCTTGACGATCGCGATCGGCAGCTCGATCGCCAGTGCGATCGCCAGCTCAGTCGCGACAATCGGGATCGCCTCGACGAGCGCGACGATGATCTGAGGGATCGCGTCGACCAGCGCGTCGATCAGATCCGGCAGTGCCGCGACGAGCCCGTCGACCACCGCGGGCAGCTGCGCCACGATCGCGCCGACAAAATCAGCCGCGCCCGTCAGTAGATCCTGAACAAAGGCATAGGGGCGCGCGTCCTGCAGCGCGGTCTTAGCCTCGCCGAGAGCCGCCCGCGCAGCTGCGATCGCCTCGGCGTCGCCTGTCGCCAGCGCCGCCGACAGGTCGGCCCGTGCCTCTGCCAGACCGGCTGCAGCTGCGCGCTGCGCCTCGACAGCCTGCCCGGCGGTCTGAATCAAAAACGTGCTGAATCCCTGCAGTGACGTAAACGCCGAGAAGTCGATCCCGGCCGCCGCCGACAGACCCTCGGCTAGACTCCGAGCGCCACCGACTGCCCCGCGCAGCAGATCGTCGCCGACTCTTAGGCTGTCGGCGAGCTCGTCGAGCTGCGCGACCGCGTCGGCGATACCGGCGTCGGCCGCCGAAAAGTCCACCGCTGCGGCCGCATCGCGCGCCTGCAGCAGCCGCGCCGTCCACTCGGCGGTCTGCTCTGTCGGGATCTGCCGCCCGACGTCTGACAGCAGCAGCTCGATCTGCTGTAGCTGGGTCAGTGTCCGCGGCGGGACCAGTCTGTCGATCTGGGTCTGTAGGTCGCGCAGTGTGTCGAGGGTCTGCCGCGGGACCAGATCGGCCGGCAGGGTCAAAAACGACGCCTCGTCGAACAGGCGCACGACGTCGGACACCTGATCGGCGAACTCGGCGAAACGCTCGGTCGACGTTTTGATCGCTTGACTGTCTGCGATCGTCGATTGAGTCGCTCTGCGCGTCGCTTTGTCTCGCTTGTCGAGCGCGTCGTTACTGGCCTCGAGCTCGCGCCTGTACTCGGCGCTCAGTCGGATCGCCTCCCGCTGACGCTCGAGATCTGTCCGCGCCGTCTCGACTACGGTCTCCTGCGCCCTGACCTCACCCTCGAGGATTTTGATCCGCCTGGATGCCTCGGCCCGCGCCGTGACTGACGCGTTTACGTTGGCATAGAGCGTCTTTTCGTTCTGCAGTGCCACACGTGTCGCGGCGAGCTGCTGAGTCGCGGCGAGCGCCGTCTCGCGGGTGCGATCCTCGAGCGCGGCGATCTCGCGGCGCATCGCGACCTCGTGCCGATCGGCGGTCCCGACAAGGACGGCGAGATCTTCCTCGGCGGTCGCCGCGCCCTCTGCCAGACTGCGCAGTGCCGACGCCTGCGCCTGTGCCGACGCGCGGGCGCGGTCGAGCGCCGCCCGGCTGGCCTCGACCTGCTGGATCAGTCCCGCCGTAGACGTCGAGGCTGCTGCCGTTTGATTGGCCACGACCACATAGGCAGTCCCGAGCGCCGCGGCCGCCACTGCCGCGATCGCCAGCGGTGCCGCGATCGCCGAGACCACCGTCAGCAGCGGTGCAAAAGCGGCGCGCAGTGACCCTACCGCATCGCCGGACTGCACAGCCGCCTCGGCGATCGCCGGCAGCTGCTGCTGCAAGGCCATAAGCGGGGACTGCCCGGCGCCGATACCCTGCGCCAGATCGAGGAAGTTTTTTCGCAGGCTCTGTACCTGCTGACCAAACGCATATGACGTGCCGGTCGTCTTTTTGACTTCCGTCGTCTGTTGCTTGATCTGTGCCTGGTACTGCGCCGTAGCCGCGGCCACCGCCTTTGCGCCGGCCTGCTGGTCGCCGGTCACCTCGACGAGCCGCTGAATCTCCGCGATCTGCTCGCGATATGCGTAGGTCAGTCGCTCGACCTCAGTCCTGCCCGCTGCCAGACCTGACAGCTGTCGGGCTGCCCGCGCCTGCTCTGCTGCCCGGCGCTCAGTCTCGCGGGTCAGCGCCTGCTCTGCCCGCAGCTGGTCAGCCTGCGCCCGGCTCTGGTCGCGTGCCGCCTGCGCCTGCAGCGTGAGCTGCTGCCGCAGTGCCGCGGCCGACTCGCGGGCCGCCTGCGCCGCCGCCGCCTTCGCCTGTGCCAACGCGCGCTGCGCACCCTTGCCGAGCCCGTCAAACCCTTGTTTTAGCGTCGCATCGAACGCCGACAGGTCGAGCCCGAGAGAGACGACTGAGTCGGCCACGCTACACCCCCACGCCCGAGCCTATCACGCCAGGGCAGACCCTACAGATCGGTCAGGACCTCGGCCGCGATCTCGGCGGCCCGCGGCCCCAGCGTGCGCCGCGCCGCCCGCACCGGGTCGCCCAGCTCGCGGGTCAGTACGTGCCGCCACTCGCCCGCCGATTTTTTGCCGACCTTTAGGCTCTTGATGAACCGCGCATAGTCGACGCCGCAGCCCAGACGAAAAACCACCAGCGCACCGCCCGACTCGTCTCGCGAAAATAGCGCTGCCTTGCTGCGACCAGTGCGGATCGGCCAGCGACTGTCTGCCTCCTGGTAGATCGTCGAGGCATCAGTCGCGACCAGCTGGGTCACCCGTGCCCGGATCTGCACGATCGCCCGTGTGGGGTCTGCCAGCGGGCCGGTGATCTCTGCCCGATCGCGTGCCACTACGGGGCCCCCAGCACAGTCGGGGTCCACTCGATCTGACACGTCACCTCGAGCCGCCAGAGCTGATCCTCCTGCAGCACCGCGATCGTCGACGTCGTGACCGGAATCGCGTAGTACAGGGCCAGCAGGATCAGCTCGGCGCGGTCCAGGCACTCGTCGTAGCTGTGCGCCAGACCGTCGCCGCTGACGCGCGTCCGGTCTGTCGGCTGTCGCCGCACGTACCCGCGGGCTGTGAGGGTGACGGTCGAGAGGACCATCTCTGCCGGGGTATCGGCACGTCCAGACTGTCGCGCCGTCAGCGCCGACACGCCCACAAAAACGCGACCAGCGACGAGCGGATCGGGTGCGAGCCCGCCCGTATCGGGCGGGTCCTGGTCGACGGCCCCGACCAGCGCCGACCGAGCCGCCAGCGCCGAGATCGCGGTCTGCCGCAGGCTCGAGAGCGTGCCCTCCCACCGACTCACAGGACACCTCCGCGGCGACCCTGACCAGGCTCGCCCCAGTACCTGCCCGCGGCGTAGTCCTGCCACGCGCCGCCCAGGAGCGGGGCCCTACCGCCAGCCTGCGCCGCACCGCCGTCCCGCTGATCCGGTGGGGCCTGCCGCAGAGACAGACGCGCCCACTGCTGCTGATACTCAGTGTCGGCGTCGCGGGCGTGCTCCAAGTACGTCGAATCGTTGAGGGACGTCGCGACACTGCGCCAGCACAGAGCCATCGTCCGCGCCAGGTGCACGCCCCGCAGATCCTCCGGCTGGGTGATCAGCCGCGGCCGCACGCCCCGCGCGCGGAGCTCCTGCAGTACGTCGCGCCAGGCCTCCGCTGCCAGCGTGAGGATCGACTGACCAGCGCCCCAGATCCTGAGAGCGCCGGTCGCCGCGGGATTGAGGGCCGGGGCCCGCGCGTAGATCTCGGCGGCCGTCAGCGTCGGGTACAGACCCGAGAGGCAGACCGTCGCTGCCTGCCGGACCTCGAGCCGGCCTGCCGCGTGCACGATCGACCACCTCACCTCATAGTCATCGGACAGTGCATAGGTCGCCGGGATCGCCAGGGCGAGCGCCACAGCGCCCGATCCAGTGCCCGTCAGTAGCTGCGCCTGCTCATACCAGAGCGACCCGGTCCAGCTGGTCGGGGTGACCTCAGTCGCCGCCTCCGAAAATAGCTTAGGGGTCAGTGTCGTGGTCTGCCCGCGGACGAGCTCGAGGGGGCCCCGCAGGTCGAGGGTATACTGCGTAGCGGGCACGGGGACCTCCTGAGTCTGTCAGCCCCGACGACGGCGCGGGGCTGGGGTGTCGTCGCCGTCGTCGAGAGCGGCGTCGCCCGGCGGGGTGGAGCCGACCAGGGCCCCCACCGGAGACGCCGCAGATCGGCGCGCGACGAGCTCGGCGAGATCGTCGCTGGTCAGACCCAGCGCCGCCAGGGCGGCCGCTAGATCGACGGTCGGGGCTGCCGCGGGGGGCGGGGTCACTGCCCGACCCAGAGGCCGGCGCTCGCGCGGGGCCGGCAGATCGATCCCGTCCGCCCAGCCCAGCGACACCAGCTGCGCTGCCAGGTGCTCGAGACGCCGCGCCGACGATGGGCGCGTCTGCGCCTCGACGCCGAGACGCAGCGCAGAGTCACGCATTTTCAGCCGGTGCGCGTCGGCCAGATCATCGGGACACTCAGGCAGCCCCAACAGATCGGACCCGACCCACCGCCTAAACGCGACCTCGGCGTCGCGGTCGACCTGTACCACAGATCGACCGTGGGCGACCTGGGGGGACTCCCACGCCCACCGATACGCGACACCTGTCACGACGCGGTGACCCAGACAGTAGTGTCCCCACGTCTGCCCGTGTGCGTAGACGTCGACCTCAGGCACGAGGACCCAGCCCTGCGCCTGTCGATCGCGGATCGCCTCGCTGGGGTCTGCCACAGGGCGGCCATCCTCGCCCCGACTAACCCGCACCCCATTCACCCCGACCATATGCACGATCTGCACGAGCCGGGGCAGGAGATACCAGACGCCGCCGTTATCGCGGACGAGCGACCAGCTCGACGGGTGCGCCATCGCTGTAAAAGCCGGCGAGGCTGGGAGACGGAGACCGAGCTGCGCCGCCTGGGGGGCAGCTGGTCGGCGGGGGAGTAGTACAGACACGGTCGGCTCCGGGGGCTATCAGGCCCGACGAGAGAGAGTGGGCCCCGGTGCTATCAGGCACGGGGGATCAGTGATCACGCGCCGGTCGAGACGACGCCGCGGATCAGCTCTTGCCGCAAAATGCTGACGCCGACGGTCATCTGACCGTTCAGCTGGATCGACTTGTCCGCGGCGTTGCGGACTTCCTCGACGGCGCAGACGGGGCTCAGATCGAGCACGCGGATCTCGCTGGTCGCCGCGGCGGCCGGGGGCACCAGCAGACGGCCGATCGCGCCAGCGGCGAACACCATGCCGGTATAGTCGCCAGAGCTCAGCGCCACGCGGTCGCAGGTGTAGACGTCGATCCCGTCATAGCTGCCCTGATAGCCGACGGGCATCGACATCTGCGCAATATCGAGCTCGCGGCGCTCAGCGCGGGCACCGGTAGCAGCGGCCAGGTCCTGCCGCACGAGCGCCCACTGCGCCGGGTGCAGGATCGCGACAAACGGCCCGGTGGCGGCCGACAGACCGGCGGCGACGATATCGTCCCGACCCTCGAGCACGATATCCCAGGTCAGGGGGCTGCCAGACGTGCCGACCGAGCTCGAGGCCGAGCCGGCCAGAGCGACGATCAGGTTGGTCACGGTCAACTGCGCAGACTGCGCGATCTTGCCCGCGATCCGAACGACTTGATAGCCGTTCACAGCGTCGCGACGGCGGAGCTCGTCACTCACGCCAAAAGCGATATCATACGCGCCAGTGCTGATAGTCGCGGTCGAGTAGTCGATCGTGGTCGGGCCGACCACGTCAGTCGTCTCGGTGGTCGACGTCATCAAAGGGGTGGCCATATCCACCGGGATACGGAACGTGGCGTTGGTCGGCGCTCCGACAAAAAAGTCGGGGGGCATCAGACCAGCGACGTCCACGATCGCGGGGTGGGCCAGGAGGCTCAGCTCGTCCTGGATCGCCTGCAGGAACCCGCTGGTCGCAAGGACGGTGGAATAGGGCAAAAGGTTGTCGGTGACAGCCTGCGAAGTGTAGGTCGTTGCCATGTTGGCACTCCGGGGGAGAGACGGCGCGATCGCGCCTGGGTGAGATCTCGTCCGCCCCTACACCCGATACCGGTGGTGAGCCGTGGGGGGTCTGCCTACGTAGGCAGTCCCTCGCACAGTAGCCGCGGCGCAGGGGCGCTGCAAGTCATCGCGCCAGACGGCGCCACAGCTGCGCGGTCTGCTCAGCAGTCAGCGCCGCGCCAGGATCGACGCGCGACCCGCCCGGCGCGGGGGCCGTGCCCCGACTGGTCGACGGCGTCGGCTGGGTCTGCGCAGCAGAGGCACCAGCCACAGGCCGCGACGCGGGGACGGTCGCCTGCACCCCGGCGCTCTGCCACGCAGACCCATACGCCGTGCGGATCGACCGGGGCAGGCTGTCGAGCACGCCCTCGCTCGTGATCCAGTCACGCACGCGCGGCCGATCGGCCGGTGCACGATCGGCCGTCGCGCGCTCCCACGCCGTCAGCACGCGATCGGCGTCGTCGTCGTCATCGATCCCGAGATCGGCGCGGACCTCGAGGCGAGACCGTGACCGCCGTTCAGTCTGCAGATCGGCCTCGAGCGCAGCCGCCCGCCGGTCGAGCTCGGCGGCCCGCGCCTCTGCCGCGGCCAGAGCTGTGCGCACCTCGTTTCGCTGCCCGATGACCTGCCGGAACCTATCGGCCGGGATCGATCGCGCAGATAGAAGTGCTTCCTCGTCGGGGTCGATCTGGGGTGCAGGGGCTGCCGCGACGGGCGGCGCCTGAGTCTGTGTGTCTTCACTCATGGTCGGCTCCTTTGTGCATCTTATCGCGCCATTTCGTGGCCCAGGCTCTGCCAGCGTCGCCGCCCCAGAGTAGCCAGGCCTGCCAGCCGCGGGAGTCTACGCCCCAGCCCTCGCCCTCTCGATCGATCTCGTGCCGCGCAAAAAACGCGACCATCCTCTCGATCGTCGAGGCTGAGACAGGCTGGCGATTAGCCAGCTGCACCGCGCGCCGGACGCCGATCTCAGTCCCGCCGCGGCGAGACGGAGGCAGCGACGCGCGCAGCTCCAGCCCTCGGCGGGCCGCCCGTGCGACGTCCTCTGGGGGCCGGATCGTGCGGGGCATCAGACGTCATCCTCGATCACGTCGTTACTCTGATCGTCGAGCACCGCGGCAAGTAGAGCCCGCACAGTCAGCCCGTCCTCCCCGTCTGCCAGTGCGTCGACCGCGTCCTGCGCCGCCTCTCTGACCAGGTCACGAGCTGGGGCTGCCGCGGCGGTGCGCTCGTCGCGGACGGCGGCGAGCGCCGCCTGCGCCTGTGCCGGGGTCTCGCCCAGGATCTGCGCCCGCAGCTCTGCCAGTGTGATCGCGCCGAGCTGGTACAGGGCCTGCGCCTCTGCCTGTCGCTGCGACCGCTCCTGGGGTGACAGCGGAGACAGAGCGTAGGCCACCTGCCAGCCCGACTCCGGCCGGGTCACGATCCCACCGACTGCCGCGCGATTGAGCAAAGCCGCCATCTTGCCGATCAGCCGCTCGTCGTGGGGGCGATACACAGGCGCACGACTCGCCTGCATCCGACGCCGTCCCTCGCTGCTGACAGCCAGCGCGATACCACTGCGCGCGTCTGCGCTCGTGCGCTGGACGTCACTCGGCCCGAGACCCCACGCAGTCGCGCAGCGTGCGACGATCCGCTCGCTGACGTCCATCAGGACCAGCGGGTCGGTTTCATTCCGGATCACATCGATCCGGGGCTGCACTCCAGCCTCACCCGTCGCCTCGAGCTCGTGGATCGCCGCGGGGTCGAGCACGGGTGCACGTGCCACGACACGACCGTCGCTCAGCGTGATCTGCTCAGCCGCCAGCCGGCAGCCCACCGCGTACGTCGTCGGAAAACTGGCCTGCGAGCACACGTGCGAGATCATCGTGTCGATCGCGCCAGCCTCGAGGGTGGCGTCCACAGTCTCGACACGGCCCCACGCAGAAAACAGCCGGCGCGGTGCGAGATCGGCGTGCCGCAGCGAATAGGGCACAAACGGCCGCCCCAGCGGATACCGCGGGGTCGGGCTGTAGCGCCAAGGGTACGCGTCGCCGGTGTAGTCACCGCCGATCGTGAGCGCGGTAACGTCGGCGCCGTCCGCGTCGACGATCCTGAACACCGGCCGATCGACGTCCCGCACGTCATACTCATCGGCGCACCACTGCAGGACACCAGCGACAGTGCGGGGCCGCCACTCGCGCAGCAGACCGGGCTCGCCGGGTCGGCCGGGCAGCGACACGCCCTCGAGGAGATCGGGAGTCACGACGCGCCAGACGACGGCGCCGTCCTCGACGTCGACGTGGACCGCCGTCTCGTTTAGCGCCTCGGTCAACCGCTGCGCCTCGGCGAGCACCTGCCAGCATCCAGACACGCGCAGACGCTCGACGACGTCCGCGACGACCAGCCGGCCGCCGTCGCTCTCCACCGCGACAGGGTGCGAGACGGTGGGGTCTGCCGTGTAGAGCACACTGACAGCCGCCGCCAGATCTGCGAGCGGGCAGGTCGCGCGCTGAGGCTGACCCCACGCACGCGCGCGGACCTCGCCCACGCGCCGCCGCACGTAGAGACGCTGATCCTCGACAGCCTGCCCGTCGAGCAGTCGCAGTCGGAGCTGCGTGTGCTCGACGTCGGCCGGCGGTCGGGCGTAGGGAGACGACGACGGGGGGCGCGGAGAGATCATCAGTCCACCTACCATAGACGCGGGGCAGGCGCCGCGATCCCGCCGCGGCGCCGCGCCATCGCCCAGTGCGTAACCAGAGCATACCTCAGACCGTCGAGCGCGTCTTTGCTCTTGTGGCGCTCGGTGCCGTCCCAGGTCTCGATCGCGCGCTGCACGTGCTCACACTGCGCGTCGACCAGTAGCTGCCCGCGCATCATCAGGCCGTTGATCCAGTGCACGGACGGCCACAGCGCACCCTCGCGGCCGAGTCGCCCCACGCCCGGCTGTCTTTTGGCCGACAGCACGAGGGGCCGCAGGATCGACGACCCGACACCCAGACGCTGCGCGATCTGGAACGCCAGCATGCCGTTGCTTTTGCGCGTCTCTCTGCCGCTCGCGTCGGTCAACTTTTTATCGCCGTAGACGCCCGAGAGATCGCTCCACCGCAGGCCCTGCGCACTCAGCATCCCGAGGATCGCGTCCGCGTCCATCTCGACTGTCGTCGCACTGGTCGGCACGTACTCCGCCACGACCCAGACCCGCGTCTCGCGCGTGTCGCGCGGGTCTGCCGTGGGGTCGTGAGCGACGGCGCAGAGCACCGCGGACGTCCGCAGGCTGTCAGTGCCGTAGTCCACGCCGAGGACGTACTCGAACCCCAACGCGCGCCGTGGGGGCTGCCCCGGAGGCTGGGGCGCAAGCTGCGCATCCTGCCACGCCGTCGGTCCCGACTCGGAGTCGAGCAGGCGCGGCACGAGCATACGGGCCGAATCCCAACCGCTGAAAATGGCGCCCTGCGCGCGAAACTCCCACTCGCCGTCAATGCGGACCGGCTCCTCGACTGGATTTATTTTGGCGCGTTCGCTCGCCAACCATCGCGCGTCCATCGGCGTGTAGTCGCCCGTGTCGGGATCTGGCACCGTCAGCACAGTACCGTCCGCCAGTCGGCAATTTTCCGGCGTCGCCCGAAAATGCAGGTCGACAATCGCGCCAGACTCGGCCATCTCGCGGATCCAGTCCACGCGGGCGTTCACCGGGGTCATCGTGAGCAGGATGGGCCCGCCCGTTCGCGTGAGACGCCGCTCGAGCTCCGAGTAGAGCTGCCGTGTCTTGGGCGGCTCGTCGTAAATCACGAGGTGCAGCGTACTCCCGGCCATGCCCTTAGCGCCTTGCTCCTCGGTCCGTACGTAGATCACCGACCCGTCCACGAACCTAAGTGCAGGATTATTCGCATTCAGGCCATTCGTGGGGTGGAACGCCTGACCCGGCGCGAGGCTCGCTTTTGGTGCGAGCTCCCAGAGCTTGCGCTGGATCGCCAGACTCTGCGCCCGATTTACGCAGATAAACGCGATCAGCGTCGGCCCCGAGGGGATCCGCCGATAGGGGTGTCTCTTGGTCGCGTACCACAGCGCGATCACGCATCCCGCCGTCGTTTTGCCGCCGATCTGATTCCCGGTGCGAAACAGCACGCGGCGCGCGCGACAGGCAAAAAACGCGCGCTGGGGCGCCGTCGGGTGGAAACAGGCGAGCGGGTCGCGCTCGGCCGCAGCCTGGTAGCGCTCGAGGGCCTGCCACGCAGCCCAGATCGGATCGTCGGGCTGCAGCAGGTCGACCTCGGCCGGAGGCTCTGCCGCGGGGCTGGTCTCGGTCACGTGTCACCCGTCGGCGCGCCAACCACCCGACGCGCCGGCCGCGGGCCCGTCCGCTGTACCCCGCCTGCCGCGCCCGGCGCCGCCAGGACCGCGCCCGGTGCCGACGCCAGCACAGGGGCAGCCCCGACGACTGGGCGGGCTCCAGGCGCCTCTGACGGGCTCAGGGCGTCCGGCATCCACTCCGGCCGCAGGGCCGGGGCTGCCGCCGACACTGCAGCCGGCGCCTCGAGCTGCACCTCTGCAGTCGGCCGCCCGCAGCACGGACAGGGCACACCGGGTGCGAGGTGCAGGGCAGACCCGATCCCGTCGACGAGCTGCCGTAGCTGCCCGGCCGGCAGAGCCCGCAGTCGCTCCACGAGCTGCGCCAGCGCCGACGCCGGCGTCTCCCGCGCGAGCGCCTGGTCTCGCGCTGCGCGCTCGCGCTCCTCCCGCGCGAGCCGCTCCTGCTCAGCCTGCCGCGCGTGCCCGAGCGCTGCCACGTGCGAGCCCGCCGACAGCGCCAGCGCGGACCGCTCGCGCGCTGCGCGCTCAACGTCCAGTGCCTTGATCCGCTGCGCGGCGTCGTGTGCGTGCAGCTCTGCGCGTTTTTGCTGCAGCTGCCGCAGCATATCGAGGCGCTCTTTTGGCCGGGCGTCCCCGCACTCGGCCGCGAGCTGCTCCCACTCGCGGACCTCCTCGACGAGCTGATCTCTACGCGTGCGTGGGGCTGCCCCAGAGGGCGCGTGACGCGGCGGATCGGCTGACGACGTCTGCACCTGCACCTCGAGCGGCCCGGTCGTGGGCGGCTATCGTGCTGTAAGATCTTGGATTTTTTGACCGTGCGTGCGCAAAACCGGACATTTGCGGGGCCCCGGCCCCCCAGCGCCCGGCCACACTACCGCCGACGTCGCCGTCGAGCAAGCCATCCCCGCGGCAGGACCTGCCAGCGGGGGGGCAACCGGCGCGGCCGGGTGGGGAGCGGGGTGGGATAGCGGCGCATCCCACCCCGCGAGGTGGGATAGAAAAAGCTATCCCACCTCGCCTGAATGCCGACCACAACGTCATAGTAAGCGTGCGGGGTGGGATAGGTGGGATAAATCGGCCACTCGCCCACGTGCGTGCGCGCACACGTACGTACATCTACGTATACGTATAACTACGTATATGCATTTCTCCCCTCGCATTGATTACCCACCTATCCCACCTATCCCACCCAGCGCGACGTTTAGGGTCTGCCATACAGTGTTGTCGACGAGGTGGGATAGCCGATCGCATCCCACCCAGCGGCCGTCTATCCCACCTCGGCAGCCCCCATCCCACCCAGCCGCGGCGCTGCAGGATTGATCGCGCGTACTCCAGACACGCAGAGGGCGGCGCCAGGTCACCCCAGCGCCGCCCTCGAGGCAGACCCGACGACTACAGGCTCAGGACCTGCCCCGCGCGCGGCTGCCGATCGATCGCCCGCACCTCGTACGTGACGACGCCGTGCAAGATCCCGCCGCCGACGACCTCCGCCTCACAGTCGCCCAGATCGAAAACCCGCCCGCGCAGCCGTCCCAGCGCCGCCCCCATCCGGCGGGCCCGCGACAGGGGCTGCCCATCACCGAGGACGCTGAGCAGTAGCCCGCGATCGCTGCACACCGCCGCGAGCTCGCCCGCGGACCGCCGACCGCGGAGCGCGACGTCGACCTGCCAGAGCCGCAGTAGGCCGATCCACTCCGCGGTCTCAGGGTCTGCCGTCTCAGCCCGCGTGTCGCGCTCCTCGAGCAGCCCCTCGATCCCGCACGCCGCGAGGATCCCGCCGACGACGCGGGCCCACGCCTCGTACGAGCCCAGCGTCGCAGACCCCGCCGGTCGGCTCTCGAGCTGCCACGTCTGCACGAGCGTCAGCAGGGCCGAGAGCAGCAGATCGCGCTGGTCTGCCGTCCAGCGCAGTAGATCTGCGTGTCGCCAGCCTGTGCGGGCCTCCGGGCGGGCGCACCGTGCGTCGAGCCGCACCGTGATCGTCCTCCGCGCGAGGTCCGAGTTCATCGTCAGGTTGTTACCAGACAATCCCCAAACCGCCGTCGCAGGCACGCGTAGCCGCTCCTGCCCGCCCATCCGCCGATCGGACCAGGTCGGATAGCTCGTGAGCACGCCCTCGAGCGCCGGATCGTGCAGGTGCCCGCGCACGTTGTCGAGCAGCACGACCGGCCGACCCTCCGAGAGCATCGAGCCCATGGCCTTTCGCCGCTCGTCCTCCTGCGTTGACATCGGCGTCGGCTCGACAGGCCGCCCGGTGGCCGCCGTCGCCAAAACCTGCATGAGCAGCGATTTACCGGTGCCGGGGGCCGGCGCCTCGAAAACCGTCATCGGGACGGGCCCGTGAATCAGCTCGCGGACGATCGGAGTCAGGGCAAAAGCGATCGCGTGTGCTCGGTCCGCCCGCGAAACGAACGGAAAATCGCCGATCCAGTCGTCGATCACGGCCCGCGCCTCATCCACTGTCAGCCGCTGCCGCACGAGCCCCTCGGAGAGATAGCCGCGGCTCGCGGCGTCGTACCCCTCGACGCTGACGAGACGGCCGTCGGCGTCGTAGTAGGGCGCGGTCGCCACGCGCGACAGCAGGGGCAGCCAGTCATCGCGCGTGCCGAGGACGGCGGGTAGCAGGTAGCCGGGCACGGCGCGCGCCGGCTCCTCGAGCAGCGCCTCTCCCGCTGTCGCCTCTCGCGCCCGTGGGCGCCTCAGCTCCACGAGATCTGCCGCCTCGAGCAGACAGGCTGTGAGCTGATCGCCGCCCACCTCGCGGATCGCCGGGCCGTGCTCCGTGATCACGACCTGCACGATCCGGCCGTCGCGTGAGTACAGCCGACCCGGCCCGCTCAGGTCCGCGAGAGCGCGGCGGGCGTCTGCGACGACGTCGCGCGGCTGCCGCCCCGAGATCACGATCTGGGGCCTGCCGAGGACGCGTGCCCCGCTGATCTCAGGGTCCTCCTCCTCGACGTCGTGACCGACACCGGGCACGTAGTCCTCGTCCGACCAGTCATCGTGCAGATCGTCGATCTCAGTTGCGTCATCCCAGCCGGGCCCGCTGTCGCTCGGCTGTCTCGACGACTCAGGCAGGCCCCGTGGGCGCTCCTGACCGTGCGTGACAGCGTCGCGGGCAGTCCGGAGGGCCTCGGCCTCCTCGACGCCGGCCGCCTGTGCTGCCGCCGCGAGCTGCTCGACGATCACCTGCTCAGGGCAGACCCCGAGGTGCACCCAGCCGCCCAGCGTCTCCCCCTCGCGGAGTAGGGCCGCGTGTCGGGTGCCCGGCGTGGCGGCCGCCATACGCTCGCAGGCTCGCCTCAGAGCGCCCTCGACGTACCGGGCGGCCCGTGTAGTGTCCTCGCACGTCCACGCGGTCTGAGGGGCGACAGACGCGGCAGGGGCAGCCTCCCGCTGCCGGGTCACGGCACGGAGCAGGGTGCGGCTCGCCTCGAGCAGCTCGTCTCCCGGAGGCTGCACCCAGGTGTAGGGCCTGCCGGTCGCGTGGATCGACGGCGGGGCGACGATATAGCCGCCGACCCCGCGGGTATCGACCGAGGCGCGCCGTCCGTCCACATCGAGGACGCGAGCTCGGCTGCGCACGGGCGGCCCCGACGACGGCCACGCGTAGATCAGGTGCTGCCCGCCGCTGCCCGTGTGCGCGACCGCGGCACGGTCAATCGCGTCGAGGTCGACCGCCAGGACCGCGTCTCCGCCATCGGCCTCGTCATCGTGCGGTCGGTCCAGATCGAGGACCCAGACGCCAGACTCTGGCCCCGTCGCTATCCCCACGTTCGCGTCGGGCCACCGGTGCCACCATGCCGCGACGATCGAGCTATCGCTCGACGCGCCGCGGACCCCATCCGGCGTTCTCGGGTGCTTTGCCGGGCTCTTGCAGTCGACCTGCCCGCAGGTGCACTGCCCCAGCCCATCGACGCTGTGCAGCGGCAGGACCCGCCACCCGCGCCGGGCGTACTCGAGCGCCGCCGCCGCCGCCGCTGTCGCTGTCGCCGTGTCATCCATCGTGCACCTCAGACGCGATCGCGCGCACGTAGCCGGGCGGCAGGTGCACCCGGCGGCCATTGAAAATCACGACAGCCGAGCCATCATCGCGCAGGACCCCGAGCAGACGTGCACCGATCGGCAGGGTGCGGGTCTGCCGGACCAGCTCGAGGACCGACGACACCTCAGTCGCTGCGCCAGTCACCGCGCACCTCCGACCGTCCCGAGCGCGGCCGCGGCGACTGCCCGTGCGCTGGCGAGGCGGTCACGCGCGCCGATCGCCTCTCTCGAGGCGGCCCCCTCTCCGATCGCGCGGGCGTCAGCGATCGCGTACGAGCGGGCGAGGTGCTGCACTGCAGCCCCGGTGGACGGCGTCCAGTGCGCCGTCACCTGCAGCAGATCCTGCCCCACGTACCGGCTCAGGACGTCCCGCCAGATACCCTCGGCCGCCACGAGGCCAGCGCGTACGACCAGCGCGACCCCAGCGCCGTGGATCTGCGACAGCACGAGATAGCCCTGCAGACTGACCGTGCCCCAGCCGGGCGCGGCGACGACGTCCGCCGCCCGGCACGCCTCGAGCATGGTGTGCACGTCGTAGTCGCACACGTGTAGCCCCGTCAGGCGCCCGTCGTCGTCGAGGTGCAGCCATCCCTCGACGTCCACCGCGACGTACTCGATCGGAGACAGGACCGGGGGCTGCCCCGCGCGCGGCTCGTCTACGCCGGGCGGCAGTGTCACCCGCTGCCGCGACAGCCTCAGCGCCTGCGTCCCGCGTCGCCACGTGAGCTCGCCTCCGATCCCGCGCGCGTACCAGACGCCGTCTACCTGCACTGTCTGCACCTCGTCACGCCCCATTGTTGCCTCCTTTGCCGTGCTGTCGCCTGTTCTCGGCTCGCGCGGCTACCACAGCCCGCCAGCCCTCCGCCGCGCCGATCAGCGCGGACGCCTCGCCTCGTGTGAGTGACTCTGTCGCGCCTGCGTACCGGAGCGCGCGCAGCCGCCGGATCTGCGCGTCCGACGCTGGGGTCTGCCGCCAGGGCGCCGCGAGATCTGGCGGTGCCAGCCGCGCGCGCGCGAGCACCGCCTCTCCCGCCCGCATCCGGCCCAGTCGACCCAGCGCGCCGGGCTCGACGATCGGCTCTCGCTGTCCCGGATCTCGCGGACGTGTCGCCCGGTAGCGCACCCCGTCGAGCTGTGAGCTGTCGCGGATCACCTCGACCGCCCAGAGCACCCACCCGCCCGAGGTCTCGACGCAGACGACGATCAGCCGCTCGAGCCGTCCCTCTGGGGTCGGCTGGTCGCTGTGCCGCTCGCCGACAGCGACCCAGCGCCGGACGTCGCGGCCCGTGCCAGCGCCGAGCGCGACCCAAGGCCACGCCCGCCGACCATCACTGCCAGGCAGGATCGCGATCGGGGTCTCGGTCGTGCCGGTGACCCGCAGCGGGATCGGCACGAGCTCGACGGCCGCCCTCGGCGCGCGGGTCAGCTCTGCCAGGCCGTGCCGGCGGTCGACCGCGTCGGGCTCTGTCGGCCGCCAGCGCACGAGCGCCAGTGCGTCGGCGTGCTCGACCAGCTGCAGGATCTGCCCGACGCCGTGATCATCGTACCGATGCACGACCAGATCGCCAGGCTGCAGCGTGCGGGCCGTAGTCTGTGGGGCAGTCCCTCGATCTGACAGGCCGGGCAGTGTCGAGAGATCGAGGACGTCGAGATACCGCACAAAGTCGACGACGAGACAGCCGGTTTTGCCGGGGTGCAGTCGCAGACCGCGCCCGAGTAGCTGCTGCGCGATGATCTGCGACGCCGTCGGCCGAACCGCAAGAAGCATTGAGACAAAAGGCGCGTCGAAGCCCTCAAAAAGCAGATCGCGGGAGATCAGACCCTGCAGCACACCCGACCGCAGCCCCGCGATCCGAGCCGCCCGATCTCGGTGATGTAGGCCGCCGTGCACCGCCTCACAGGCGACCCCGCGCGCCTGCAGTGCAGTCGCCAGCCGCTCAGCGTGTGCGACCGATACCGCAAAGCCGAGAAAACGCGCCCCGCCGCCGTTGGCGACGTACCAGTCTGCGACGACGGCGTTTCGCTCGTCGTGGTCGATCAGCCTCTCGAGATCGGCCTCGGCGTAGTCGCCGCCTCGCACCTGCAGCGTTTCCAGCTCGACGTGGGTATCGACGCGGATCGCCTGAGGCACGACGAGATCGCCGGCCAGGATCGCCTCGCGCAGCCCGTGCTCGTACACGATCGCCTGGTAGACCTCGCCGAGTCCGGAGACGCCGCCGCTTTTTGCGGTGCGAAACGGCGTCGCGGTCAGTCCCAGGTGCAGCACCGGACCCAGTCCCAGGGACTGCCGCACGGAGGCGACGCGCTCGAGGATCGACTGATACGTGGGCGCCAGAGCGTGATGACACTCGTCGACGATCACGAGATCGACGCGGCCCAGCTCGGCCAGCCGATCGCCGCGCAGCGACTGCACAGACGCGACCACCGCCTGCGCCCGGATCCCGTTCTCAGCGCCTTTCACTATGCCACAGCTGACGCCGACGAGGCTGCAGCGCCCCGCCAGATCGCGGATCAGCTCGTCGCGGTGCACGAGGACCAGCACACGCAGCCGCGCCTGTACGTAGAGCGCGACGAGACCGGCCAGGAGCGTGCCTTTTCCGGTGCCAGTCGCCGCCGTGATCACGACCGATCGCAGGCCTGCGCCGCGTACGGCGTCGCGCAGCGCGCCCAGAGCGAGGGTCTGCCAGAGACGCGGAGTCTGGCCTGGGGGGCAGGGGAGCGCCTTCATGCCGCCCGCCCCTTCACGCGCCACGCAGGCATAGGGTGAATCGTCGTGGCCGTGCGCAGCGGAGATCGCCCCCAGACAGCCAGCACAGACCCGCAGGTATCGCCGCTGGTCAGCGCAGCGCCGCCGGGCCCGCCCCAGCGCGGCCGTAGGTCACTGACCCACAGCGCGGCGGGCGGGTCGCCCCGGTGCAGCAGCTGCTCGATTGTGGTCGCCCGTAGCAGCAGCGCCAGCACCCGTGCGCGGGTGTACTCCTGCAACGCGCGCATCGTCCTGACCGTGTCATAAATGCCGGCGTAGTGCGGATTCGTGACGATCCACACGTCGCCGGGCAGCCGCGGCGCCCAGTGCGGGCGCCAGTCTGCCGCGCTCGACAGCGCGCAGGGGTAGCCGGGCTGCGCGCCAGCATCGACGTCACAGCCGCGGACGTGGCCGACTCCGAGCCGCAGCGCCGCGCGCCCAAACGCGCCGCCGCCTGCGCACGGCTCGAGCACTACCTCAGGCAGTACCCCGACGCGCTCGACCAGCACCTGCAGGCAGGTGTCCGCCAGGGCATCCGGGGTGTAGTACCGATCGAGAGAGTCGCGCCCCATCACAGCCCCCGCGCCAGCCCGAGGGCGATCCAGAGGGCGTCCGCGGCCCCGTCCGAGATCGTGCGGGCGCGTGTCGGGGTCAGGACCTGCCGCCAGGCAGCAGGTGCGACGTGCGTCGCGCCGGCCAGGACCTCGACTGTGCTGTAGATGACGAGCATTTTCCTTGCCGCGCGGCCGACAGGCTGCAGCCCGAGCACGCGGTCGACCGCCTGGGTCTGGACCGTGCGAGCCGTCCAGCCCCGCAGTGCGAGCACCGCCTGCCACACGCCCCAGGCCTGCCCGGCGGTCGACGTCGAGACCACGCCCTCGCCGGGCCGACGCCCCAGCGCCTCGAGGCCGACGAGCACGTGTGGGGCAGGCCCCAGAGCCGCGACCACGTGCTCGATCGCCAGAGCTGCCCGCCGCGCGTCCAGGTGCCGCGCGCCTGCCTGGTAGCCGTCCGGCCCGCCCGCGTGGCAGACCACGCCCGCGACGAGTCTGGGGGCCTGCCGCGGACCAGGCACAGCCACGCGGACGCCGCCGATCGCCCCGCGCTGTCCTGGGTCGATCCCGACGTAGATCACGCCGCCGTCGCGTGCCTCTGGCCACGCGTAGCCACGCGCGGCGATCGGGTCCCCGACGCGGATCGGTGGGGGCGACGTATACGGGACGTGAGGGCGGAACTCGAGATCATGGTCTGTCACGGTGTCTCCAGTCGTGCACGGGTGATCTGCAGTGCGGCCCGCAGATCGCGGATCGCGTCGGCGCGCTCGAGGCCCAGCGGTGCCCGCTGGGCTCGGTACACGACCGACAGCAGGTCGGCCGCGCGCGGGTCGGCCAGGTGATCGCGGGTCAGGGGTCCGAGCTCCGGCCGGACGCTGCGCTCGAGGCGCAGCCACGCCCACGCATCATCGGGGCTGACTTTTGGCTTTTTGCCGGTCGGAATCTCGCGCGCGCCGAGGATATCGCGTGTATCCTGCGCCGTTTTGCGCGCCTCTGCAGCCAGCTTGCAAGCACTATCAGCCGCCTGTCTCGCCGCGCGCGCCTTACTGTCCGACGCCTCGGCCGCCTCACGGGCTCGTGCCACCTCGTCGGCCAGCCGCACGGCCTCGAGCGCCAGACGCTGCGACTCGGCGGCCCGCTGTGCCTCGATCTGCGCCGCCCGGTCACGCGCCCGATCGCGGTCCTGCTGCACCTCGGTCACGGTCTGCCGCAGAGACAGCAGCGCCTGCGACGTGGCCTCGAGGGCGGACGTGGTCAGGTCGAGCTGCCGGTGCAGCCGCACCACCAGATCCTCGATCGTGGGGCAGTGCTCAGCGTACAGGAGCGCACCAACGATCTCGTCGCGCTCTGCTGTCTCTCTTGGTGGCGGGCTCTTTTTTCGCGGCATCAGTCGACCTCCCAGCGCCGGTGTACCACTGCCGCGCCGCCGCTGCAATACCGCCGCGTTTTTTTTTCGCCGGGGTTGCACCCGCGCTGCGCCAGTGCTACACATCTCTTGCACCCTGACCAGGAGGACCCAGTGTCCCGCACTACCAGCACAGAGCGCAGCACTGCGACCCGAGAGCGGGCCAGCCACGCGCTGCAGGCAGCCGTCGCGCTGTCAGTCGCCCACTCCCTGCCCGCCGACGTCCGCGCCGACGTCGCCCATCTCCTGCGCGCCGACTGGGGCGGCGTCGCCTACACTCGCACGCGTGAAGTGCTCGCCGGGCTGATCCTCGACGATCGCGACGCCCCGACGTGCGACCCCGGCAGCTATCGGATCGGCGTCGCGCGTCGGCTGCAGGGTCTGGCGCAGACCCTGCACACTGACCAGCTCGCGCAGCTGGAGTCCGTCGTGTACCTGCTGCGCCACGCCTGGATCGGCGCCGTCGCCGAGAGTCCCGATCGCGTGCTGCTCCGAGAGACCGCCCGGCTGATTCAGGATCGACGGCGCGCTGTCGGCGGTGCCTCGTGACAGGGGCTCGTCTTTTGGTGGATCTGCCGTTTGATCGGTATCAATCGCTGCCGGGGCTGAACTGGTCGACGCTCAAGCACGCGCTGACTTCTGCCAGGCACTACCGGCTCGCGGTCGACGGCGAGAGCGCACCGTCAGACGCCGATTTCAGCGGTCACCATGCGATGCACGCGGCCGTGCTGGAGCCCGAGACCTACGCCGATCGGTATCGGGTCTGGACTGGGGCCACCCGCAGGGGACGGGAGTATGACGCTGCCTGCGCGGCGGACCCGCACGTGACCTGGATCACGGCCAGCGCCGACGAGACCGCCCGTGCGGTCGCCGCCGCAGTCGCTGCCCATCCTGTTGCCGGGCCACTCCTGCAGGCGCCAGAGGGCGGGCGCGCATGGTCTGAATCGACTGTCGTCTGGAGCGAGGGCGGCCGCGTCCATAAGGGCAGGCTCGATCGTCTCGTGTGGTCGCGAGACCGCCGCGTGATCGTCGACCTCAAGGCAGTCCAGTCGCTGCAGCCCCGCAAAATGGCGGCCACTGTCGCGCGCTACCACTACCACGGGCAGGCCGCCCACTACGCCGCCGGCCTGCGCGCCATCGAGGCTGCACAGGGGCTCGCGCCTGCGCCGATCGACGCGTACCTCGTCTGCTATGAAACTAAACCCATCGTCGACGTCGGCGTGTACTACCTCGGCTCGCACGAGCTCGACGGCGCGATCTGGACAGGGGCCCGCCTGCGAGACGAGGCCCTCGCGCGGATCGCAGCGGCTGAGACTGCCGGCGTGTGGCCAGGCCAGGCGCCAGAGACTGTCGCGCTCGAGCTGCCCGCGTGGGCCTATGGCGACGACGACGACTACACGGAGGCCTATCGTGACTGACGACGATCTCGACTACCGCGTACTTTTTGGCGGACGCTACCTGACCGGACCTGATCTGCCGGTCGAGGGGCGGACCCTGACGATCGACCGGGCACTCGTCGAGGCCGTAACCGACCCGAAAACCGGCCAGGACCGTGACCGATTGGTCATATATTTCGCCGAGCGCGTCAAGCCCTGGCTCCCCTGCCGCACGACGGCGGGCTGCCTCGACGCCCTCTGGGGTCCGCGCGTCTCGGCGTGGCGTGGTCAGCCGATCACGCTGTACCACGACCGCGACGTCAAAGTCGGCGCGAAGGTGATCGGCGGCGTGCGCGTGCTCGGCAGCCCCGTGCTCGAGGCACCTCGCGATCTGCAGATCCACCTCGGCGCGCGCAAACCGCCGGCCCGCGTCCGGCTGCTGCCTACCGGTGACCCGCTCGCGGTGGTGCTCGCCGAGCTCCAGGCGACAGAGGCTGCACTCGCACAGCACCTCGCCGCGCTGCCCCAGCCAGTGCAGATCCCCACAGATCGGATCGCCCGTGGACGTCTGGCGCTGCGCCTGCGCAGCCGTGAGGCAGGCCCTCAGGCGATCTGCGACGCTATACGTGGGTCTGCCAGCACCGCAACCGATGACAATGCCGACCACCACAACGAAGCCGCACCACGCGGCGAGGAATGACTATGCACGTTTTCGCATACGTTGACGAGCTGATCCGCGCTGCGCGCGACACCGATCGGGCCATTTTGCTCGCAAAAGCCGAGGCGTACGATCATCTGCGCGATATCGTGCGGGAGCTTGAGGACGCCGCCGTCTATGGGCTCGAGCGCCCGCTCGACCGCCCGCAGGCGGTCGAGGCTGTGCCGGAGCCTGACCCGACGCCTGACCCGCTGCCAGACCCGACCCCAGCTGTCGAGGCCGCGCCTGCCGTCGCCAGCGTCGCCCAGACCGCGCCCGATCCGCTCGCCGGTCTGACTCGCGACGCCGCGCCCGCGCGCGGCCGTGGTCGCCGCCGTCGCGCCGCCGAGCCTGCCCCGGCTCCGGTCGACGCGCCGAGCGTCGACGCCGCACTCGCGGCCGTGCCAGAGCTGCCCGCTGCAGTCGAGGGGCTGCCAGGTGTGCCGGCCTCTGAGGCAGCCCCTGCGACCGATGCCGCGACCGATGGCGCCGACGAGCTCGACCCGTGGGGCGCGCCCGGTGACGACGTCGACCCGCTGGCCTGATCACCTGACCCCACCGCGCCCCGGCGCCACTCCCCCAGCCCGCCGACCGGGATCTCGGCGGGCGCACCTTCGGAGTCGACCATGGTTCACCTCGACGAGAGCGCCCAGCGCGTACTGATCACGTCCATTTCGCGCGATACGTGGGCCCCGCTTGATTTTCACCTATTTGCAGTCCTGACCGGTCAGGCAGGCCGGCGGGCTGGGCAGATCGTGCGACAGATCCTCGACGTGCCCGATGACGGCGCGGGCCGGCATATCGAGTACGGACGGAGCTATATCTATGACGCGCCGGCCTTTGGCTGTCGGATCGCCAGGTGCTATTATCGCGCACCGCAGGCCCGCGGGCCCGTCTATTGGTGGCGGCGTTTCGCACTCGACGCCACCGACGAGACGATCCTCGAGAGCGCACGCGCCGAGCTGCTGCCCGCAGCGCACCTGCACGGGCAGGCGGCGCCTGCGCCTGCGCCGTCGCCAGAGCAACCGCAGCTGATCCGGAGCGTGGCGCCGACGCGACGTCACGTCGATCTCAGCGACGCCGATCTGCGCGCTGAGATCGACCGCGCCCGGCAGCACCTGCACGACCTCGAGGCCGTCGCCGCAGGACGGATCGCCGACCACGAGCGCACGATCGCGCTGCTGCGTGGTGTCGCGTGACCTGGCCCCCCTCGCACGCGCTCGCCGTGCACGCCCGACTCGAGCGCGCCAGCCTCCGGGCGGACCAGCTCGACGATCTGGCCTACACGATCGCTGACCAGATCGCCGAGATCGCGGGGACTGCCAGGCGGTGCAGCCCCGACGACGTCGACGAGCTCAGGCACGACTACCACCGGATCGACGATCGCGACTGGTCCTGGGTCGTGCGGCGGGCCCTGGTCGTGCTCGAGCGCCAGGGTCGGCCGGTGCTCGTCGTGCCAGGCGAGGAATAGCCAGCGGACGGCGTTCTGCACTTTGTTTGATTATTTGTAGTGCAGCACACTTGCAGCATTCGTGCAGCGTGGTATGACATTGGGGCCGGCGGCGATCAATGCCGCGGCCCACCGCCCCGCAGGAGCTGACCATGACCACCGACCGTATCGCCGCTGCCCTCGACACCCTGACCCGTAGCGGCGCGATCTACGCCAGCCGGATTGACGATGACAAGGTCGTCGTCAGCCTCGACGTTGTGTATGCCGGTCCTGCCTGCGACTATGATGCCGAGACCGCCACGCGCGTCGCCGAGATCGACGCTGCGCTCCAGGCGATCGGCCTGCATTTCAGCGACGCGGGCGGCGAGGAAGATCGGCAGGCCGAGTATTTTATCTACCGCGCCGACTGACCCGTTCTGACCTGATCTGACCCGATCTGACCCGACTTGACCCGCAGGAGCCGACCATGACCCGCCTCGCTTACCAGTCCCTGACCGCTGCCACCGCCTCTGCAGATCGCGCGCGCGCCGCTGTGCGCGTGTTCCTGACCACGACCGACGAGGCCGAGGCCGAGTCCATGTACGACGCTGCTGTCGACGAGCGGTCGGCCGCGGAAAACGCCGCCAGTGACGCGTACGACGAGCACCGCAGCCGCTGTCACTTCCTTGCCGATCACGACGAGGAGACCAGCGGGTGGTATGACGCCCACTGCGCGTGGGAGACCGCTGCAAAGATCTGGAACTCGATCCCGGATTCTTGGGAATCCTGATTTTCGCCTGCTTTATGGAGCCGACCATGCACTCGATCGACAAAGCCGTCCGCGGGATCATCACTCTGATCGTCGCCGCGGTCGCCATCGCCGCCCACCAGCTCGACGCGCACCTCGACGCGCTGACGCAGCGCGACCTCGAGCTCGCGGAGATCGCTTATCAGCAGAGCGGCGCACAGCAGGCCGCCGAGGCCCTGGTCGTGTGGGAGATGGCCAAAGAGGGGCGGTGCGCCCCGTCAGTCCCGCAGGCCGCGGCGCTGCCCTGCCCCGAGCGCGGCGCCTATTGGCAGCCTCAGGCTGCCGACCATGTGTGGTCCGTGGGTCCAGGGGTGCGCCGGACGGTGCGAGGGGGTGAGTGATGGGTGCAGTAGCTGTGTGTTTAGGGTGCGGGCTCGTGAGCGCCTGCGACGACGACCGCTGCTGTCTCACCTGCGGACGCGATCTGATCGTCGTCGCTGACGCCGGGTCCGCCGATGTGCTGACTGACGCCATCGCAGAGGCCCGCGCCGAGGGCGAGGCCGCCGGGGCTGCCCGCGAGCGCGCCGCCGTGGTGGCGTGGCTGCGCTGTCAGGGTGGCCGGTCCGCGTGGACGCTGGTGCAGGGCATCGAACGCGGCGAGCACCGCCGATAAAAAACGCGGCGCCCACACCATGCGGGCCCCGCGTGTGCGACCGCAACGCATAGGCGCACACGGCCACCTATCGCTTAGGGCTTGATGCGCCCATCCCCATCGATGGTAGGCCGCCGCGCGATGCTGCCGCCGTCGCCGTCGTTCCACCCTGTGCCGCCGTCGGCCTGCGCGATGCGCCGCTCGAGGGCGCGGACGGCTTTATCGAGGCTCGCCAGCGCCTTAGCCGTCTGCTGCGCCTCTACGCGCTGTGACTCGATCAGGCTGTCGATCTGCCGCAGGTGCCGATCGATCGTGGTCGCGGCCATCGGGACCAGGTGCGAGACGACCAGCCGATAGCAGGCCGCCCCGACGATCAGCAGCACCAGTGTCGCAGCGCCAGGACCTGCCAGGTAAGGGGCAAGAGCGACGGGGTCTACCTGAGCGATCACTGCGCCTCCACGGGCCGACAGTCAGGGCCCAGTGACAGGCTATCACGTGTCGCTCTGACCGGCCCGAGACCCAGAGTCAGACCCCGCGCAGCTCCCAGTGTGCGCCGTCGCGCAGCGCCCAGTCGCCGCCCCACACGAGCTCGACGCCTACAGGGACACGACCCTCTGCCGCCATCGCCATCCACTCGGCGCGGACGTGTGGCACGATCGCCTCGATCGGCCCCCAGTCGGCCGGCGACGGTCGGCCCGCGACGATCGGGATGACGTCGATCGCCTGTGACGGCGTGGTGTTGTGTTTGCTCTGCCCCGGCCGGGCATTGGTGACGCGCGGCCCAGGTGTAGTCCTGCCCCGCGCGTAGAGCGCCGCCTGCTCAGCGTGCGACCGGTGGCCGTACACGACGGTCAGGTCGTGGGGCAGCCCCGGCCGCACGATCACGCGCTGCCAGAGCTCGACCAGGAGCGGATGACAGGTCAGCAGCCGCGACGTCGACGTCGCGCCCCACCGATAGGCCGTCACTGGTCCGCCTGCCGAGCTGCGCGCAGCTCAGCGACTGCCTCAGTCAGATCGGCTGCGACGGCGACGGCCTCGGCCGCCAGTGTCGCGATCTCGCGTGGGGTGTACCCACCGACTGAGTAGGCCAGCGCCCGCGCAGCCAGCCGCGCCAGGCCGATCAGCGCCGCGCGGACCTCTGCCCGTGCCTCGATTTTGGCGTCCGTCATGCGCTGTCCTCCACGTGGTAGCCGGCATATCCGGCGGGTGATGGGGTCTGCCCGTGCCAGCGGAGCGCGCCCTCGAGCATCGCGACCGCGTCCAGCTGCAGCCCGACCGGCGCCGATCCTGCGACCAGGTACGCGACCA